TGAATTATTTTTCTTACGGTTCGATCGTTTTGGCATGTTATTATTTTGAATATCTTTTAAAGAACTAATTGAAACCATTGAGTCATCCTCTGTATTAATTGTTTCTTGTATATTGATATTACGGGTTTTCAAACCAGACAAAATATTATCAATATCACTAGTTTGAGGACCTTTCATTTCAGGGCGCTGTTGCTGTATTGGTTGTTGTATTGGTTGTGGTGGTAAATTCATTTGTCTAATACTACGATCAGGTTGATTAACATCACGGAAATTATTATTTAATTCAACACCTTGTTCATAAAACATAGTTGATCCTCGGCCAGCATTTAAATCCGGCCTATTTGAAGGAGTTTCTGTAAAATTCATATTTGATCCAGGTCGTTGTGGTGGTGGTTGTGATTTAGTTTCAACTGGAGCTGGAGGTGGAGGTCCTCTAGGACGAGTATTTTCTTGCATAAGATTACTAGCCATTTGAAAGCCAGGTGAATTTTTTCCCATAACGTTGACAGTTGCATCAGTGAACATTTTCATCAATTCAGGATTTTGTTTAATAACATCATTGAATGCGGGTGTAGCACTAGAAAGCGCTTTATTGGAAAAATTCAATACAGCAGCACTAAAAACAACTCTCAATAAAAGTGAAATTTCAGGAGCTAATTTACCACCCTTGTATTTATCATATAATTCGGCAAAAATTTCCTCATAACTATCAATATCTTCACTAACTTGTTCTCCCCAACCATCCAAATTCAAATCAAAAGGATTGAATGCGGCATTTGCATATTCCATAGAATTAACAAAAGTCATAAACCACCAACCCTGTAATTTAACACTATCCTTTCTACGTTTATCTTCCATTGCGGATTCATATTCATCTTCGACTTCAGCAAAATCAGAATCCATGTTGAAATGAGAATTATGTTTTGTCAATCCTTTTTCGTACCACTCTTCCATCTTTTTAATCATCATACGTTGTTTTCGTCTACGGTCTCTATCACTAAGTTTAGATGAAGAAGATCCTGAATAAGAAGCAGCAGGTGCTGGTTCTGGTGCAGATGAAGAAAAAAAATTACCAATTCCGCCACTAATATTATTCAATGGAATATCAGTCATTTTTGAAAAACCATCCCATGTTTTATTATTACCAACACTTTCACGGGTTGCATTTCCTAAATTAGAATCATTCTTTTCTTCTTCGATGTTTAAAGATACTTTTTTGGAAGATTCAGTAGGTTCATTGCCGCCAATTCCAAACATGTTGGATGCAAAATTTACAAATGAACTACTTGTGTTTGCATTAATATTTTTAGAAGAATTACCCGTAAGTTCATTCAATTCATTTTCTAAAGAATCAAGTTCACCTAAATTTAAATTCATTGAAGAAGATGATTTTTTTTTATCATTCATTAATAATTCAATTCCACCTCCAAAACTTACACTAGGTTTATTGTATGGTTCATTTAAATTCAAAGAAACTGGTTCTAAATCATTAATACCAAGATCAATAACTTCCATTTATGATAATTATACAATTTTTATTTTTAAATCCTCCGCGTATATTATTATATTTTTTTGTTTTAAATACCATAATCCTTGTAAAAAACAATCGGCTAAATCATCCTTCTTTTTTGTATCTAAAGATGTAATCCATTGGTTTAAAAAATCGTTTACAGATAGTATTCGAGAACAATAAGATACACCGTCCATTTTATGCTTTTTATAGTCTGGATTTTTGATATTTTTTTCAACACTATTTTCCACTGGTTTTTCAGTGGGTTTCATCGTATTTTCTAAAATGTTCTCATTGGTCTTGATTTTTTTTATATCAAATTGTTTCAATTTATTAGAAGAAGATACAAAATCGATAACGATGTTCTCATCTTTGATAATAAAATATTGTGCCAACATACCCTGTATTGTTTTCATCCGATTTGCAATCGGTGATATTTGATTTTCTATAATTACATTCGAAATATTGGAGGATTCGAGAACCTGGTTCAATGAATTCTTCATATTTTTACCTATTTTTATTAGATCAGTATCGTTCGCGGTTTTCGATTTCTTTTTGATAATGGGTTCTAAAGATTGTTTTTTCAAAAATTCATCGATTTTATCGATTATTTCGTATTTTTTTAGTGTTTTTGTAATGTTCTCGACATCCATAAATAAAAGATGGGAATTTCCTAGTTTTACTAACTCTTCCAATTTCATTTTTTTCAAATTCAAGGATTTTTTTGGAATCAAAAATGGAGAACTTTTAGCATGTTTTTCACAATAATATACATTATTTTTATGATATTTTGCATTCGAAGTACAATTGGTGGCTGCTGCCTTTTTGGATTTTGGAATATTTTTACAAGAACATTTCGGATCGGGTTGTTCTATATCCATTAAATTGAGAACATTCCAATCACTTATAGAAAGATTATTAGAAGAATCGATGCAAAAAATACAATATGCCATGTTTTTGATGCCGATGTCAAAACTTATTAGATTCATTGTATAGATAAAAATAAAAAATATAAAATCTCAATATGTTATATTTTTATGTTGACAACGAATACATGGTTTTGTATTTACAAAATATGCGTTTTTAATGATATATATAAATATACAATAAAAATATATTAATGTTATATATTAATTTATTATACTTTATTGTTTTCTTACATATTATTACATGCCTTATTCTTAAATCATCTTGTGTGTTATTGAATATAAACACATTGATTACGTTATTTGTATGGTTCGGATTTATTTATTTAGCATATTATTTTGATAAAAAAATATTCTTACTTGGTCCAATTCTTCTTTTACTGTTAAATGAAATTTTTTATGTCAAATTAAATATAGATGCATTTGACGGTGAATCTAGAACTAAACTCTTTTACGATATTACCACTACTTATTTTATTAATAATAGTCAAAATAATACAAATTTAACTGAAGGTATTTATTTAAAAAACTTGGATGACAATACTTCTCTTATGAATGAGATTGAGGCAAAAGAACTAACTCCTGAAAAAGCCAATCAAAATAAGTACGACAAGTTTTTCATGTATTTAAATATTGAACCACATGAATATAAAAATATCAAAATTTTGGATATGGGCTGTGGAAATGGTGACTTTATTAAATATTGTAATTCGTTGGGAATTCAAACAACTGCCATATCAATTTCAAGCGAACAAGCTGATGCTTTAAAAAAACAGAATCTAGATGTATATTTAGGAAGTTATCGTGATTTTCACCCCGAATTTGTTGGAAAATATGACATTATCGCTTTTTGGGGTTCGTTAGAACACGTCACTCAAAGTTATCCATGTTCAAAGAGTGGTGAGAAAAAAGCTGAAGAAGAAATTAAAAAAGTAATGAGTCATGTGAAACAATATTATAAACCTGATTCTAAATACAAATTATTATTTAATACAACATTACATATGAACAAAAAAGTATGTGAAGAAACTCTAAATTCGTATATTCTTGAACGTGCTTATGGAGGTTGGTATTTTTACGATGAACCTGGACAAACTCTTTCTGATAAAATAGAAAGCATTGGATTTGACAAAATAAAACAAGATGATTTTACCTATCATTACTATATGGCTAGTAAAATAGACCCATCTCATTTTGGTGCTCCTGCGAAACTCAGTATATATTATATATTAGTGTTGTTGTTTGGTATTTTTGTAAATCCAAATTTAATTGCAATGGCATTTTATAATTTACGAGGTGAATGGATGTGGCAATTTGATAATAAAATTCATTGCTTTGACGAAAAATGCGAGACATGTTCATTTATAGAAAGGTCCAAACGACCAACTACATTACTATGGAGTGTTAATAAATTAAATTATGTTGATCAAATAGCATAATAACATCCAAAATATTATTAATTTTTATTATATCATATTTTTTATATTTTATAATAATATAAAAAATGTACTAATTTCAATATATTTTCTATCGTTATTTTTGTGACATTTTTCCTAATAATTTATCTTGTGTAATAACGGGTGATATTTGGCGCGATTCTAATTGTTCTCTAGATAAATACATTTGTTTCAAATCACTAGATGCATAACCAAAAGGTTTTGTATTATCTAATCCAGATGTAAACATGTAAGGTGCTTTGTGTGGTCCATTTACAACGTTTGATTGTATTGATGGTACATCAATAGGACGTTTATAATAACCAGTATCGTTCGCGGATTCGTGAAAATTATATTCCATGATCTGTTTTGCATTTTTTTGTAAATATTGGCGGTATTCCCAATTTGATTTTATGTTATTCGTTTCAATGAGCTCTGCATTGATAATCGATTCTGGTTGCCAACTAGCCACTATAGAACGTCCATCACTCATTAATGGAGGGAATTTTGAATATTTATTATTAGTATTATAGCCTAATGAAGAAGGAGGAATTGTTTCTTTTATAAAAGGACATCCGCAATTAATATTAACAGGTGAATTTGAAAACATTGGATTATATATTATAGAGTATATAATATATAATTATGCAATATGCTAAAGTAATATTTATTTATTTATTCTTCTATATTTTCTAATAGTTTTAAAAGATCATGTTTCTTCAATCTACTCGCGTCACTACATAAACCCTTTGATATAACCAAAGTTTTCAAAGCATTCATTGACATTTTTTTATAAATTTCTTTTTCTGATTCTTTTTTATTAATAATATCTCTTTCTGATTCAACATTTTCTTCTTGATCTAATGGAATAATTTTTTCAACATTAATTGGTTCTACATTTACAGGTTCTACTGTTTCAAGTTCATTTATATCATTTTCATTATTATCTGTTAGTTCTTCTACAGCTAATTTTGTTATTTCAGTTGAGTCTGTTATATTTACATTGATAATTTTAATACTACCTTCGTCGTCATCTTCGTCGTTGTCATCTTCGTCATCGGCATCTTCGTCATCGGCATCCTCTTCGTTGTCATCCTCGTCGTCGACATCGTCGTCATCGGCATCTTCGTCGTCGTCCTCTTCGTGATCTTCTTCGTCGTCCTCTTCGTCGTCGTCCTCTTCGTGATCTTCTTCGTCGTCCTCTTCGTCTTCCTCATCATTTTCAGAAATTTCCATATTTTCATTGATAAAATGTTGTATCTCTGGCATAGATTTAGATAATGGATTGAAAACATTCATAAAAGGAACGTTATTTTGCATACGTACAGTATTCATTTGTTTTACAATGTCATTAATAATTTCAAACATAGTATCACATTTATGTTCTAAGCCAGAAATACGTTGTTTGAAATGATATACTAACAATAATACGAGTACAAACGTAATTCCTAAACTTATAAAGAAAAATGTTTCAATAAAGTTAAAAAAGGCCATTTAATATAATAAAAGAATATATAATTATAAAGCAAACGAAAGCTCTAAATACATTTTTTAATTATTATTCATTTTTAAAAAATAAAATCATATATTATAGTATTAATAATATTTAGAAATGGATAATACAATAGAAAATAGTCTTCCTAAATCGACAAATAGTACAAATGATATGTTTAGTAATAAAAACACCATTATAATTTTGTTAATTTTTTTACTTATTTTATCATTTTTAGGAATAAATTTATTGAATATAACAGGTGATATTGTTCAACGTATTTCAAATATATTCGGGCCTGTTTTTGTGAATTTTTTATCATTATTCGGTTATACAACTGGAACAGTTATAAATAAAACGGCGGATTTAGTTGGAGATGCAAGTAAAACAGGTATTGATATAGCTGAAGGAACTGCACAATCGGTAGGTGGTTTATTTTTAAAAGCCAGTCATAATTTATCAAACCAACCACAACCGCAATCACAACCGCAACCACAACCACAGCCAAAGCCTGAATCTAAACCTGACCCCCAACCTGATACAACGAAAAACCCAATACAAAAACCAATATCATCTATAAAAGCAAGATGGTGTTTAGTTGGCGAGTATGAAGGTCGCAGAGGATGCATCGCAATAAATGAACATGATAAATGTTTATCCGGACAAGTATTCCCTACCCAACAAATGTGTTTGAATCCAACTTATACATCTAATATGCCATCATTAAAACCGATGAAAGTATAATTATAAATTACCAGTTAAACTAGCACTAATATATGGATCTACAGAAATACCACTTTTAATAATACAATTATAAGGATTTGTACTATTGAATGGCCGTCCACCAACGCTAATGATATCATTATATATTTCATTTGTTAAATTAGTATACATATATACACGTGTATTGTTTATAATACTAGAATTAGAACTATTTGAACTTGATATCGAAGTATTAAAGCTCAATTTTATATCATATATGAATCCGGGTTCTGTATATAAATTAATATTTGATATTTTCAAAATACCAGAATATACAAACGCAGAAAAAGAAAAAGGGTTTGGTGCAGAAGGAGGAGTTAGTGTCAATTGAATAGGCGAATTCATCGTAGTGTATTGATAATTAGGAGGGTCATTGAATGCTAATGTTTGTTCACCACTATAATAAGTTATTAACGAAATAGAAGATAATAATAATTGTAAATCATAAGGGCCAGATTTAATAACATTAGACCCATATACATAAAATACAATAGGTGTTTGTATAGAAAACGTATGAATCGGTGTATTTTGATTGTTTTGAATATATAATGTAGCTATACTTGTTTCAGTGTTAGATGGTATAAGAATGTTTTTATTCAATATAGTGCTATAATTTATAACTTCAGTTGTATTATCTACTGCATAAGCTGCAGTATTTGATGCAAAATTATATAATGGAATAGTATTATCATTGTATAAAATAGTAATTGGACCAGGAACATCACAAGAACTAGACAATGTTGGTAAAGATAAATCATTTGGACAGTATTTAATATTATTATTATTCGCATTTGCTATTTTTGCCCATTTTTCTTTTCTAGTTAAACTATTTGTTTGTGAACTTGATGTATTACTACTATATCTTAATATTTCGGCTTTTCTTCTCATATTTAATTGAAATTGTGTATATGAAGGATATGGTGATAAAGGAGTATATCGAGGTAATGGTTTATTGAACAATTGTTGTTGTCTTCGTTGATCACATATAGATGTTAAACTTAATATACCAGACATTTTTATTATATAATAATTAGTTATTATATTATAATAGTTTATTTCAATTTATTACTATACCATGAATTAGAAATATAAGAATATTGATTTCCTCTAGCTTTTGCATCAGTTGATATTTTTGCAGTATTAGTATTTGGCCCAAATGTGACTACACTATTTATTTCAAAAACATTCAATGCATAACTATAGTAACGTAAATTAGATAATTTACCAAAAAATCCTCCATTTTGTGCAAAATAAATATCATTATAATTTTGTTTTGGAACATTATTCATAACATAACGAGAAGCAATCATTCCATTGATATAAACATCAATTACTGTATTCTTAACACGAACTGCTAGATGAAACCATTTACGAATAGGAAAATTATCAATATCAATAACATTTGTATCAGAAGGTGATACTGAATCCATAATAATACGTAAACTATTAGTACCTGGAGATATATAAACACCTGGACCATTATTTACTTTTGCAATTCCAGTAATTTGATCATAATTATTATCACCTTTATTAAAAATATGTTGATATTTTGTACTATTACTACCAGTTGGTAAAGATAGTTCATTGATAAATAACCATAGTGACCATGTAAATTCTAATCCAGTTGTTTTATTATTTGACCTTATAATTGGTACAGCATTATTATCTTTTGGGTCTTGAGTAATAACTTTATTTTCATTACCATCTATCATACCTTTTATTAAATAAGGGTTTGTTGATGGTGATAAAAAATATTGAATCAACATTATTCCTAAAGCTGATAAAAATACAAATAATATAATTGCTAATAATAAAAATGCGAACTTAGCAAATATGGTGTTTGATTGTAAAAATTGCGAAGATGCGCCTGCGCCCGCTTCTGCTTGTTCAGAAAAAGCAGATACAGATGTATTGACATTTGATTTCAAATCATTGATTGAATTACCTATAGTTTCACCAACATTTTTTAATTGTTCAGGCATTTTAATTTCAGGCATTTGCTGTATTGGATTCATAATTATAATATATTAATATTAGTATATATTATAATAATAAAAATAATAAAATCTAAAATATTTGAAATTTACTATTTTCTACATTGTTTTTCAATAATTGAACGTTTATACCATAATTACCTAAAGTACTAGAAAGTATATTGTTACCATTACCTTCCATATAATATGACCATACAGTTTGTGGATCTACAGGACCAGTACTCCATTGTTTGAATTTTGATGCATAAGCATCCCAACCATTATTGGCTGGTGCATTTCCAACATACATCAAAGTATTTACATCAGGTGGTTGATTTGGTGTATTTATAATATTTACACCGTTATTTGTTCTAGAAATTAAAAATTTACTAGATTGAATTAGCTTTCCATCTAAATATGCATCAACGAATTGATTATCAACACTTATAACTATATTAACCCATTTTTGAAGTGGGAAATTGTCAGTAATAATCATATCTTTTTTAACAGTGGTATCGTTCATAGTAATTTGGCATTTTAATGTAGGAGAATTTCTATCTAAATATAGTTTAATGTTATTATTTCTGCTAAAAATTGTATGATCAACATTTGTATTCCAAGTATTTACATAAACCCATATACCATAAGCATATCGTGTAGCCTGTGGATTATTTACCTTGATACCAGGTACTAACGTATTCATATTAGCTTCTGTTTTCAAACTAATTGATGTATTTGTGAAATATTTAAATAATAAATATACTAAAAAAACTATAATAATTCCTAAAACAATAACAGTTGTATTCATTATAAAATAACATTATAAAATAAATCTGAAAAATATTATACAACTAAAGTCGGCGGATTTTTGGTCATTAATAAATTATATGCTGTAGTTATTTGTGATTTTGTCAATGGTTCAGAATAGTAATTTACATTACATATAGCACCATCTAACCCGTCTTGTGAACCTATAGTAATAACATCTGTTGCTAAATATATTGGCATATTTTCATTGAATGTGTAAGTTCTTTCTAAATTACCATTTATAAACAAATCAACTTTATCCGAATAATAATTAAAAACAATATTATTCCATTTTTGACTAGGTAATGTTAAACTATAACTATTATTACTATTATTTGTAAAATAAAATATATATTTATCTTTACCATTATCTATTGTTGTATCATTTAAATATGTAATTCTTGGTTTACCATCACCATAGTTAAAAATTTCAGTTTCTTTTGAATAGGATTTATTGTTAGGAGGCTGACTATTTAAATATACCCACATTGATATTGCGTAATTTTTTCTATATATATATTTCTCATTCTCCTTATTAATAGGTGATGTCATACGTAATTTATAACTATTGCCAATATTTGTTTTTATGTCTAAAAATGCACTTTTTTCTAATAATATAATACTTTTTGATGTTTTTGTAATAAAAAAGTTAATAATTTTACTAGAATATACATATAACAATATGAAAATGATTTCAAATACAAACAGTAAATATATTACTAACGATGTCATTCTAAATTCATTCATAATATATTTGAAAAAGTCGATAATCAAACAAGGAATATAAAATATGAAATAAACCAAAAATCCTGTGAAGTTATTCAATGTTTTCAAATAATTACCAAAAATATAAAAGAATATGGCTAATGCAAATAAAATTATCAAAATTATTAATAAATTTATTGCATAACTTATATATGTAAAAGCAGTATTACTTAATGAGGCATAAGAATAAAGTATACCGATAAACAAAACAATGCCGAACGCAAATGTTAATAACTTAGTCAAAGAAGTTTTTTGATTATTGAACGGAATTACATAACTAAATAATAAAACAAGAGGTATTATAATAGTAAATGCATATACGTATGCTTTACCAGTCAATGCATCCGTATCAAATGCTGCCAAATACAAAATAACTAAAATGACAAAAATAAAACTATATAAAGCGCCGTATTTTATAAGTGTTGGTTGTAGTTCTTCTGATGATACCTCCTTAGTTATATTTTCAAAAAACCCATTCAATATATCAAAAATAATATAAATACTACCAATTACTGATGAGGATATATAATTATATATTGATTTTAAATAATCGAAAAAATTTGTAAAAAACGACTTTTCTTTGTCTTTATTTACATCTTTATTATTGATATCTACATAGTTTTGTTTGAATTTATCTTGTACAGAATCTAATCCTTCAAGAAAACCATCGTAATTTTTTGTTATATTAAATCCAATTGAACTTAACTTACCTGAAAAATATGAAATTATAAATAAATTTATTAACGAAACAAATTTAGGTATTATAAAGTATAAAAAAATAACAAAAACAAATAATCCTATGAAAAAATTCAAAAAGTTTTTAGAACCAATTATTGCATCATGATAATCAATAGAATTACTAGTTATTAGATTCAAATATAATATAATTATTGTTATTGTATACATTATTATATCAATTATGCGACCATTAGAAAAAATATAATTTAAGAAAGATCCTAGTGGTATCCATGAAAATGATAATATTCTGCTTGGTAATATATTCAAAAAGTTGAAAATTTCTCGTGGTTTTCTGAAAAAATCTTTGAATGGTAAATTAGGTAAGTTTTTTGTAAAATAAATATATACAGACATTGAAATAGGTATCAAAAAAGTAAAAAATGATATCAATAAACTATAAGTTATTTTATTTTTTTTATCTCTTATATTAATAATATTACTAACTAATAAAATGATAAAAATAATAAAAAAAAATAATATAAAAAATAAATTGAAACTTTTAAAATCAAGATCATACCAAACAAAAATATAATAAAATAATGTAAATGGAAATAAAAACATAAAAATAGCATAAGCTGATATAAATCCACCATCATTCAATATTTTTGAATTATTCATTAATATTTCTGCATTATTCATTTATAAATATTTATTTAATATATAGATAGAATTAAATAAATAATATTTTTTATAATAATAGTTTTATAAATTTTCAATAGTAGTTTTCTTACCATGGCATTCTCTACATAAAGCTACTAAATTATCTATATGATTACTACCACCATATTCTAATCGTTTTATATGATCAACTTCAAACCATGCGTTTAATTGTGTTTGGCAATCACCACATTTCCAATTCTGCCTAGATGCTACAAATTTCTTTTTTGTTTCACTTACAGAACGTTTTGTTGCTTTTTTACCTGAATTTGCAAGACGATTTTCTGCTGCATTTTGCATTGGTGATTTTCCTACAGGCATCGGTATTATAGGGTAATTATAATTATCATAATCACCACCATCGATACTCCTATATTGATCATTTACAAAATGATGTTTTGTTGTAAAATCCAAAATAGGAGATATAATACTCGATGTTCCTTTATCAATTGGTAAATATTTTATATAATCATTCGTAGTCGTCATAATATCGTGTGCTCTAGCTGGATTTCGTTTTATCAATACATATAGCATAAGTGCTACAAAAGCAATTCCTGCCATTTGATAATATTTTTTACCGGATTGTAGCATTTTCAAATATTTACCATCTGTATATACATTTGCCATTAAAAATGCTGCTATAATAAATATGAGAATTTCAATACGCATTTTATATATGTGATTCTAATTATATTATAACGAGAAAACTTCATCGATTATAAAAAATAATAATCAGTGCAAACAATATCAAAATAATAGCCATAATAAGATAATGTTTTCGCATTTTTATTTTTTCAGCAAAATAAACAGGTTTAGGTTTATATTCATTACGATATTTTTCTAAAGCTAATGGTAATGGTATTTCTGGTTTTCCTAACATTACATTGTATTTATTATGAATGAAATGTGTCCATCGAACAAATGAATCACGACTATCTAAATAAGGTGTTACTGGATATTTATCTAATATTTTACTAAATTTATCTCCCATTTCTGGAACAGGTATAAACAATGGAATATTTTGTATAAAATCATAGTATTTTCGCTTTGTTACATCATTTGGATTTAGTGGATATGACTCTGCAACTGTATGTATAAAAAACCAATAATGTGGTCCCCATATTAATGGATCAAAATGCATTTTAATTATAAATATATAAAGATATTCGAATATAATTAAATAGTGTAAACAATAAAAATGAATGATTCATATTGTAATAATTGTGGAAAACAAGGACATTTATATCATCAATGTAAAATGCCAATTACTAGTATCGGATTAATTACTTTTCGTATTTATAATGATGAAATTCAATATTTGATGATTTGTCGTAAAGATACTTTAGGATATATTGATTTTATGAGAGGTAAATATTCGATTTTCAATAAAGATTATATTTTAAATATGCTAAAACAAATGACTATAGAAGAAAAAGAAAAATTAAAAACCCTTAATTTTGAAGAATTATGGTATGGATTATGGGGAACAAAAACTGTTTCGTCTCAATATAAATCAGAAGAAATAGTGTCTTATGAAAAAATTACTTCATTACGAAATGGTTTAACAGTGAAAACCGAATTTTATAATTTGGATTTATTAATCGAAGAAAGTAATAAATACCAATTATGGCAAGAACCTGAATGGGGATTTCCAAAAGGGCGTAGGAATTATCAAGAAAAAGATTATGAATGTGCTTTACGTGAATTTAATGAAGAAACTGGATATAATACTGTACATATTATGACATTTCAAAATATAAATCCGTTTGAAGAAATATTTACAGGGTCTAATTATAAATCGTATAAACATAAATATTATTTGGCTTGTATGAAATATAATAATACACTTAATATGAATAATTTTCAAAAGTCAGAAGTTAGTAAAATGGAATGGAAGACTTATGATGATTGCATAAATGCAATACGTCCATATAATTTAGAAAAAATGAGATTGTTAACTAATATTCATAATATATTGAAATCATTTCAAATTTTTTCAGTATAACCCGATTAACTTTGGTCATACCGACTGAATAATTGAAATGGAAAAAATTTTGTTTTTTATTCTTTAAATTTGTTCGAAATATCAGTATAAAAAATATATAATGATATTTTAAGTAATGTCTTCTAATAAAAAAAAAGGTGCAGAGAAAAAGAATACTACAAAGAAAAAATCCCCTGTAAAATCAACATTAGAAGAATTAAGAAGTAATATAAATAATAGTATTTCAAAAACAACCGACATATTTACAGATGTAAAAGGCACTGAAGTTACAAAAGATAACCAAATTATCAAATATTTATTTAATAGATCACCTTCCGAAAATCCTATTGAAAAATCTGTAGTACAGTCTAAGGAAACCCCGATCCAAAAACCTCTTGAAAAACCTATAGATGAACCTATAGATGAACCTATAGATGAATCTATCCAAGAACCTTCCGAAAAACCTATAATAAAACGAAATCTGGATAATGATCCAAAATATAAAAATACTTATATTGGTAATAATCGATATGAACAAACGTATTTATTTTACGATCATGAACTAAGATTTGAACATTATAGTAACATAGAAAAACTATTAGAATTAACTAATAATAACGACGATTCCAGTATATATAAAGAAGAAATAAATAATTTTTATACACCTAAGAAAATATCAGATAAGAAATTAGAAAAACAAATAAAAGAACAAAATAAAAAAACGTATGGTAGATTTAGAGGTGATCTGATATTAGCATTAATAAGTGATATTGCTGCTCCAAAAATAAATAAAACAAGAAAATTAAATATAGTACCTCAATTGAAAAATAAAACAATAAAACTCAATATTATCAACAAACGACCTATTGAAGAACCTACAATAAAACCTATAAACGAACCTATTGAAAATCAAATCCAAAATCCACCTCCTGCCCCTGAACAAGAACCGTTTATTGAAGAAGAACCGCTTGAAGAATCGTTAGAAGAAACTACACAAGAAGAACCTATAATAAATCAAGATAAATTACCTACAAATATAATTGAAAATTCTGAAAAAGAAGAAGAAATACAGCAAAAAATCGGTATTCCTGAGAACCTCGATACCGATTCGAAAGAATATAATGCATTTTTATTTAATAAAGAAAAATTAGAACATGAATCTTCAGATACAGCCGAATTCGATTTCTTATATCCAGAATTAAATGATCCAAATTTCAATATAAAAATCGCAAAACGTAAAGAATTCAATGATACTAAGTTTGATGGTTCTATTTATGACATAAAAGAACAAGCTGAAAAGATGTGTAATGCGGACTTTGAATTATTACCACATCAATTATTTGTAAAAAACTTTTTATCATATCAAACACCTTATAATTGTCTTTTGCTCTACCATATGTTAGGATCTGGTAAAACGTGCAGTTCTATTGGTGTTGCAGAAGAAATGCGTAGTTATATGAAACAGATTGGTTTAGTTCAAAAAAATAAACGTATTTTGATTGTTGCCTCGCCAAACGTTCAAAATAATTTCCGTCTACAATTATTCGATGATCGTAAATTGAAAAAAGAAAATGGAATGTGGAATCTTAATACATGTATTGGTAATTCATTATTGAATGAGATAAATCCATCATCGATGCATGAATTAAAACGAAACCAAATTATAAGTGAAATAAATAATCTAATAAAGACATATTATCAATTTGTAGGTTATGATAAATTAGCTAATATAATACGTTCTGAAACCAAGGATGCCGACCTAGACAAAGAACCTACCAAAGAACAAAAGGAATTGGAAATTAAAAAAATCCGTCAATTATTTAATAATCGTCTTATTATTATTGATGAAGTACATAATATAACACTTGCACAAGATAACAAAGAAGCTAAGAAAGTGGGTAGTATGTTGATGCGTATTGCTCGTTATGCGCAAAATATACGTCTTTTGTTACTATCAGCCACACCTGTTTATAATAATTATAAAGAAATAATATGGTTGACGAATCTTATGAATGCTGTTGATAAACGTAGTTCCATAAAAATCGAGGATGTTTTTGATAAAGAAGGTAATTTTGTAAAAGAGAGAACTACCAAAGATGGTGTAAAACTAGAAGGTGGTAGAGAACTTTTGAAACGTAAATTAACTGGATATGTTTCTTATGTTCGTGGTGAGAACCCTTATACATTTCCTTTTCGTATTTATCCTGATACATTTTCTCCTGAAAATACATTCAATAATGAGACTAATAATCAATCAACTACCCCAACACCGGAAGAAACTAATAAACCATCAGAAGAAATAACAGGCGGTGATCCTCCAAAACCAGAAGAAACCAAGAGTCAACAATCTGAAGAGGCTACTGTTCAATCTGAAGAATCTAGCATTACACCATTACCAATTCCGATTGCAACAACATATCCAAAAATACAAATGAATTTGAAACCGATCGAAAAACCATTACAACATTTACCTGTATATTTAAATCCTATCGGTGAATATCAAGAAAAAGCATATAAGTTTATTATGGATAATTTACGTAATAAATCTTTTAATACATACAATGTTCATGGTGAAGAAAGAGAAATGCCAACATTTGAAAATATGGAGTCATTTGGATATACTCATTTACAGCAACCATTAGAATCACTTAATATTATTTTTCCAAATCCCGATTTTAAAGATACCGAACCTCAAACACAAAAGTCACAAGAGAGTCAACCACAAAAGTCAGAAGAGAGTCAACCACAAAAACCTCAACAACAATCATTCGTTCAAAGTATTGGTAAAACTATTGGACTAACTGGCGGAGCAGGTGACTCTATAGACTCCACTTTGTCGGGTGAATCATCTATAGAATCTACCGTACAAGAAAATACAGAAATCATAAAAAACATGACCGGAAAAACAGGGCTATCTAATATAATGACATATGATACGATACGTGAATCCTATGAATTAAGAAAGAATTTCGAATACAAACCACATATATTGGAAAAATATGGTAGAATATTCCATCCAGACAACATCGGTAAATATAGTGGTAAGATGGGAAATATATCCAATATACTACGTAAATCAGAAGGTATTATTATTATTTATTCACAATATATCGACGGTGGCGTAGTCCCCCTTGCTCTTATGTTGGAAGAAATGGGTTTTACAAGATACGGATTTGCATCTCATACCACGTCTTTATTGAAAACCCCACCTCCTTCAGAAAAAATGCTAGACGCTGTTACTATGAAAACAAAAGAAGATTTTTTGAAAGCAAAACAAGCAGGTGAAACACATCGCAGTAATCCTATTGGTGAGTTTTCACAAGCCAAGTATGTTATGATAACGGGTGATAAAACATTCTCACCAAATAATTTGGCAGACATAAAATATGTAACATCGAAAAACAATGTCAATGGCCAGAATGTAAAAGTTATTCTTATTAGTCAAGCTGCAGCGGAAGGTCTAGATTTCAAAAACATTCGTCAAGTACATATTTTATCACCTTGGTATAACTTGAATAGAATTGAACAAATTATAGGTAGAGGTGTTCGTAATCTCAGTCATTGTGATCTACCATTCGAAAAACGTAATGTAGAAATATACCTACATTCTACTACTCCAAAAAATGATGAAGAACCCGCCGATTTATATTTATATCGTTATGCAGAGAACAAAGCTATACAAATCGGTGAAATAACACGTCTAATGAAAGAAGTCGCAGTCGATTGTATATTGAATATTTCTCAAACTAATCTAACTGTAGATAAATTATTAGAGAACATCGGAAATCAAAAAATCCAAATACAATTATCTAGTAATCCAACCGCAATAGATTACAAAGTAGGAGATAAACCATTCACAGATATTTGTGATTACAAGGACAATTGTAATTTTGTATGTTCTCCAAATATACAAATCAATGATGATGATGTAACTAAAAATACATATAACACGGGTTATCTAAAAACAAACTATTCGGCCATTGTAAAGAGAATTCGGGAACTATTTAGGGAACAAAATTTCTATAATCGAGAACAATTGATTGCTTCTATAAATATTCTACGTAAATATCCCGATGAACAAATCGATTATGTTCTTTCGATATTTGTTGATAACAACGAAACAATTGTTGATAAATATGGTCGTAGTGGGTATATAATAAATAATGATAGTAATTATATTTTTCAACCTATCGAGATCACAGATGAACGTAGTAGTTTATTTGATCGAACCGTTCCAATTGATAATAAAAACACAAATTTAGAAATGGAAATTGATACCACCAAACAAAAAAAAGAGCCATTAGCACAAATTGGCGAAAAAACAATTCATGTCGATTTTAGTGATAAATATGATAATATTATCAATGAATTGAAACAACAATTCAATGTTGTCGAAACTGAAAAAGAAAATGCATTGAATAAAGTAAAATTAATAGAAGATGAAAATGATTGGTATGTTCACTGTGGACGTATATATGCCATATTAATAAATGAGAACATTCATAATGTACCCACCGACAGTGTAAATAAATATATTATTTATCACTTTTTGGATACATTAACAAGTGAACAACGGTTGGTTCTCATTCAATATTTATACAAAAGACCAGATATTGAAACTACAAAACCATTAGATAATAACGAGACAATAATAAAAGGATATTTTGATAATAAAATAGTAGAAAGAAATAATATCAAAGGGATTGTTCTCGAAGTCGATAAAAAAACCTTGCTTTTTATTCAAGATTCGGAAACAAAGGAATGGAATAAGTCCAAACCTAGTGAAAATATATTATTTCAATCAATCGTTCAAAAAAAATATGAAATCGCTAGAGAGAACATCAATAATTTTGTGGGTTTTATGCATAATTTCAAGAAAGAGGGTGTTGTATTTAAGACAAAAGATATGTCAGATAAGCGTAACAATATAGGGCTGAGATGTAGTGGAAGTACGAAAAATGATACTATTAAGAGATTAAACAAGGTTCTCGAAAGTGGTCCATTTTTCAAAGAGGGTGATGAAAGAAACATTTATAATGATAGAACATCCATCGAGATAAAAAAAATAGGGTTCTGTGTTATGTTGGAAATAATAATGAGATATTATAATGATGTTGAAATGGAAAAAAACCCACTAGTACGAAAAACATGGTTTTTTGATGTAGAGAAAACGATTTATAATAATTTGGTGAATTTATGATTTAGTTTTATTTTTAGTCCGCTGATAGGCTTGATCTATTTCATAAAATGGTATTAGTCCAACCTCCATGATAAATAACATGGAGAATAATGCACAGTCCTTTATGTATATCCAATTAGAATCTTTCATTTTTTATTGATCTCTATATCATAAATAGCTTATGTTCAATTTTTTTATATATACGAAAAATTGAATTCAAATAAAAATATAAACACATATTTATATATATATCAAAAAATGCAAAGTGAACGAAGACCCCAAAAAACATACGGTGTTTATGAAGTTTCGATGCTAACTATAAAGATCGCACTATCGATACGCGAAGTGGGTAAAAATATAAAACAAAATTTAGAACGAATGATTTCCAAAAAAATAGAAGGCAAATGTATTCCAGAAGGGTTTATACGTCCTGGATCAGTAAAAGTAATGAATTATTCTAGTGGAACAGTGAATAACGAAAAAATAGAATTTCAAGTACTATTTGAATGCATGATTTGCCATCCAGTAGAAGGGATGTTAGTAGATTGTGAAACAAAGACGATTACTAAAGCGGGAATACATGCTGAAGTAAGCGATAATACAGGAGCAACACCTATTACTGTTTTTGTAGCAAGAGACCATCATTTTACTGAAAAATCATTTAGTGAAATAAAAGAAAACATGAAAATAAAGGTTCGTATTGCAGGTGTACGTTTTGAATTGAATGATCCATATATATGTGTTATTGGTAAACTAGTAGAATCAAGGGAACAATTTGGTGGTGAAATCGATGATCTATAAAAAAAACTATAAATAAAAAGAATATAAATGATTTTTTTATTTATATATAATGGCATCCAATATCGACAAAATCAATAATCTTGAAAAATTAAAAAAATCCATCGAATCATTGAATAAACATCATCAAATAGAAATATTACAAATATTAACGAAAAATCTATGTAAAATCAATGAGAACAAAAGCGGATGTTATGTAAATTTATCGTTTTTGAGCGACGAAATAATAGACGAAGTGACCAAATACGTCGAATACGTACAAGATCAAGAAGAGTCTCTTAATACAGTTGAATATCAAAAGGAGGAGTTCAAGAATGCATTCTTTATTGAAAAAGAAGATAAAGACAATCCGACAGTATTATATAGCTCGATAAATAAAGTTGATGTCAAATAGTTATAGTACTATTAATCAAATGTTTTTTTTACAATCCAATGATACAGATAATATTTTAGATCTTTTGGATAAGTATATGTTTACAAAATCATCTATTGTATTGGATATACCAATAACACAGCCAGAAACACCATCGACATCAGAACCATTATCAACACCAGAACCAATCCCAGAACTAACAAAACCCATACTCATTATACAACAACCCATATTGGAAACAAAATCTATACCCATTGTTGAATTTATTTCACCTACACATCAAGATAGTTTATTTTGGTGTATTTATATTGCAATTCATGGTTATAATGATTACCTACAAGTATCCCGTAATTATGGTGTAAAAGAATTAGAAATTAAACAAAAAATCGGGAATTATATACAATCTAATCCAAGTAAAATGAAAAAAACCAATTTGAAAATAACGAAAGCCGCTGTACAAGAAATATTATCCGAGCTTTTGACATCAGTTCGTGAAACTAGTTTTTTTAGTATGATCGGTATGTTGGTTTTTTATAATATCAATATATTGATAATAGACGCAACAGGTAAAAAAATGTTAGAATTTGTATCTGATGTTGATAATGAATTACCAACCTATGTTTTACATAAAGACAAATTCGGTAAATATAAATTACAATCAGAACCACTTTCCAGACAACAAGTAGAAACCACAAAAACCACTGTTTTTTGTTTAGAAAGTTATTTAAAACCACTGAAACCGATTTCTAGTTATCACGTAGAAGATTTATATAAAATAGCAAAGCAAATTGGTATATATAATGACAATAAAAAGTACAAAAAAACGGATTTGTATCAAGAATTGATCGAAGCTCTTGTTTGGAAATAAAATTTGAAAAATTGAACTAAAGAAATAATATGTTATTTTATTATATAAGAAAACATATTATAGGATGGAAAATAAAAAAGTAACCAAAACAAACGATTCACTAGAAAAACCATCGGATATAAATGTGGCAAAAACAATAAAACAAAAAAAGGAAGATTTCGAACAAATCGTAAAACATTATTTAGAAAGTAATCCACATATTAACGCGGGTCGTAAATCCAATGAACTAGAAATTCGTTTCGGCACAAATACAAAATTATCCCGTCCTATTTCCAAAATCGATTATGATAATGTAGTGAAACAATTGTATTCATTTGGATTTAAACCACAACTCGAAGATGGTATACAAATGCTGCGAATTCAATGTGAGTATACAGACATTCGTACGGGAAAAGTAAAATTGTCGAATATTCGTGCAGAATTTGTAGGAACTGATATAATTCAAGAATATTGTCGTACAAATAGTATCCAACGAATTATTGATATGCCGTCTACCGTATTCAATAAATTAAAATTCACACAAAAAACTACAGCAGTTGATAAAAATGGGGCTTTTATTCAAAAATTAGATATGGACGATTTTAATTTCCGTGTTTCTTATCAGACTGAACAAGATTATAATATACAATCCAATGTTGCCAGAAATATCATATCTAGATGGGAAGATTCTAAAAAAACGTTTCGTAGTATGAATCGTGTTCGATTTTATCATCCGGATTATCCTGTATTTGCTGATCTAAGTATTGTAAAAATGTCGAAAAAAACAAACCGAGTTGTCATGCCTGAATATACCATACAAGAAGCTGGTGTTTTCAACAACACGGAGAACTACGAAATTGAATTGGAAATAGACAATGCTAGAGTAGGAACTGGCTCGGGATTTGATAATATCAATACATTAATGGAATCAATTCGTAAATGTATCCGAATCGTATTAGGTGGTTTACAGGGAACTAAATATCCTATTTCCTATGTAGAAAGGGATTTTATATTACAATCGTATATGCGTTTGATACATGGTGAAAAATACGAAAAACCTAGACGTGTTTATCCAAGTGATTTTATAGGACCATCCTCTAATACCTTACAAATAGAAAATATACAACCTATCAAGGAAGGTGCAAATATAAACACCATTTTACATAATTACACGGTTACCGACAAGGCGGATGGAGAAAGAAAACTTTTGTATATATCAGAAAATGGTAAAATATATATGATTGATACAAATATGAACGTTATTTTTACAGGCGTTAAAACCAATAAAAAAACTATTTTTGATAGTTTATTGGATGGTGAACATATTAAAAATGATAAAAACGATAATTTTATTAATCTATATGCAGCATTTGATGTTTATTTTATTAATAAAAAATCAGTGCGAGAGTTAGAATTTTTAAAAACGACGACTACGACTATGGAAGAACCCAAAAAAGAATCAAATCCCGAAAAACCCGCAACAATGTTCCGTCTAGGTCTTTTACTAGAACTTATATCATCAATCAATCCAATTTCTATTATGGAATCCATCAAAAAAGAAAAAAGCGAGGTTTCAGATGCTACATCAAAACAATTAGTCGATTTTTCAATACGTTGTAAAAATTTCTATTATGATACTGATCGAATCTCTATATTCGATTGTTGTTCAAAAATATTAACACACATAAAAGATGGTCTATTTGAATATAATACAGATGGTTTGATTTTTACACCCTCTAATATGGCGGTTGGTGCGAGTCAAGTAGGTGCTCCACCAAGTGGTCTAAGTAAATCAACATGGGAAAAATCATTCAAATGGAAACCACCAGAGTTCAATACCATCGATTTTCTTGTAACTGTAAAAAAAGATAAAACTGGTAAGGACGAAGTTCATTATATATTCGAAGAAGGTACAAATATGCAGGTTAATCAAAATGTTGTACAATACAAAACACTCATATTACGTTGTGGTTTCAATGAACGTAAACATGGGTTTATTAATCCATTTCAAGACATTGTAGAAGATAAACTACCCAACCCGAATGATCTCGATAACGAAGAACTTTATAAACCCGTGCCATTTCAACCGACTGAGCCATATGATCCAAATGCATGTTATTGTGATATTACTTTAAAACAAGATGGATCAAGACTATTTATGACAACTGAAGAGGGTGATTATTTTGAAGAGGATATGATTGTAGAATTCAAATATGTAATGGAAAATGAAAAAACAAGACGGTGGATTCCAATACGTGTTCGTTATGATAAAACCTCAGAACTAAGAGCTGGATCGAAGAACTATGGTAATGCTTATCATGTTGCTAATAGTAATTGGTATTCTATACACCATCCTATTACTGATCATATGATATCAACTGGTCAAAATATACCAGACGTAGTTATCAGTGAAGATATCTATTATAATCGTAATCTCAATACAAATGAATCAAATACAATTGCCCTACGTAATTTCCATAATTTATTTGTAAAAAATAAACTTATCACCGGTGTGGCAAATCGTGGTGATACTTTAATTGATTATGCTGTAGGAAAAGCAGGTGATTTATCCAAATGGATTGTATCCAAACTTTCTTTTGTATATGGTATAGATATTGCAAAAGATAATATTGAAAATCAATTAGATGGTGCATGCACACGTTATTTAAAAGAACGTCGTAAATATGGAGAATCAATGCCTAGAGCAATATTTGTAAATGGTAATAGTGGATTGAATATACGTGATGGAAAAGCTCTATACACGGAAAAAGAAAAACAAATTTCCAATGCTATTTTTGGAAAGGGTGCAAAAGACGCTACTATATTAGGAAAAGGTGTTTATAATTCATTTGGATTGGGTGCTACCGGGTTCAATATCAGTTCTTGTCAATTCGCGATTCATTATTTCTTTGAAAATAAAACAACATTTCATGGATTTATACGTAATGTAGCAGAATGTACGAAAATAAATGGTTACTTTATTGGTACATGTTATGATGGTAAAGAGGTATTTGAAAGACTACGTAAATACAAAAAAGGTGAGAGTTGGACGATCTCCAAAAACGATAGCAAAATATTCGAAATGACAAAAATGTATGATGAAACTGGTTTTCCAGATACAGACGCGTCCCTCGGTTACGCAATCAATGTTTATCAAGAAAGTATTAATTTAGCATTCCGGGAATTTTTAGTAAATTTCGAATATTTAATACAGGTAATGGAAGATTATGGTTTTGTGTTATTGAAAAACGAAGAATTACAAAAGATCGGATTACCTAGTTCAACTGGACTTTTCAGAGAATTATTTTCCAGTATGGAAAATGAAATACGAAGAAATAAACAAAGTGGTATCAACTACAAAAAAGCCATGGAAATGAGCGTAGAAGAAAAACAAATATCATTTTTAAATCGTTATTTTATATTCCGTAAAGTACGTGAAGTAGATGCTAAAAAAATGGCACAAGTTATTTTAAAACAAAATGAATTCATAGAAAATAATGGTGAAGAAGCATTGAAAGACATTGAAGATTCAACACAAACAATTGAAATAGAAAAATTATCAAAACCGAAATTAGTAATAAAAATGCCAAAGAAAACAACAGTAAAAAAACCCAAAAATGACGAACAAACAAAAAATATTGAACAACTTACCGAAAATATAATTGAACCCGCTGGAGAAATGGTCGAAATAAGTAAAATAAAACCAACTGGCCAACCATTGAAGTTAAAAATTCGTGTACCTTCAACGAAAAAATAAATTTCTTCTAATAAAACAAAACAATATAAACATATTTTTTTATATTTTATTAACTATAAAAAAATACTAATGACATATTATTTATTACCAAAATCATCACCTTTATTATATAAATACATAACTTGTATAGAAAAAGAATCACCTCCTACGCCAATTATTTCAAATTCTTTATCTGAATATTTGTATGAAACGAAAAAAAAACTCGACGAAAGAGAAAAAGATTGGGATGTTTTTAAAAAATATACAAATCCATATGAATATATTCATACACCGATTCCTTTCAAAAAGAAATGCATATCAAAATACAAGCCGCTTTCCAGATCTTATTTTAAAATGATTGAAATGGTAAATACGTTCAATTTATATTATGATAGTAAACCTATTAAATCATTTCATTTGGCAGAAGGACCAGGGGGATTTATAGAAGCCATTGCGGGATTACGGAAATGTCCACACGATATTTATATAGGAATGACAATCGTCGATGATAACCAAGATCCAAATATTCCTGGATGGAAAAAAACAGAATCATTTTTACGTCAAAATAAAAATGTATTTATCGAAACGGGTTCAGACAAAACCGGAAATATATTATCACTTGAGAATCTTGTATATTGTAAAGACAAATACGCATCAACTATGGATTTGATTACAGGTGATGGTGGTTTCGATTTTTCCATGGATTTCAATAATCAAGAGATACATATTGCAAAATTATTATTTGGACAGATCGCATATGCGGTAACTATGCAAAAGAAAGGTGGCTCATTTATTTTGAAAATATTCGATAGTTTTATGCAACATACGATTGATTTATTATATATTTTATCATCATTTTATGAGAAAGTATATATTATGAAGCCAAATACAAGCCGTTATGCAAATTCAGAAAGATACATAGTATGTAAGGATTTCATATTTTCATCCTGCGAAAAATTTTACCCATTTATTTATAAAACATTTGAAAAGATGCTTTCAATTGAACAATATGTACACCGATTTATAAACATCCCAATATCTTATTGTTTTATTAGTAAACTTGAAGAATACAACGCAATTATAGGGCAACAACAAATTGAAAATATTCATTATACTATTTCTTTGATTGAAAATAAACATAAACAGGAAAAAATAGATAATTTATTAAGAACAAATATACAGAAATGCATACATTGGTGTACAAAATTTAATATACAGTATCATACTATAATAACAAATAATAATATATTTATTAATCAAACGATTATAGAATCGTTAGAAGATAAAGATCTATCCTCTTATTGATTTTTCACTGCAAGTTCTCATTTCACCAGTTTTAGTAAATTTAGGATATGTATTTAATGGATAACCTTTTTTATCTTTCTGTGTATACGCATTTGTGTATATATTTTCAGATACACCATACGATAAAGCATCTGCAACGCCATTACCAAAACTAGGTGACATCATTGCAGCAGATGTCTGAATGGCATTAAATTTATTTCGTAATACAACATCACCTGATGTTACGCCTCCTTGACTAGCAAATTGTGGATTACTTGGTTTATAAAATAATTGTTGATATTTAGGTGTTAATAAAGGTGGGGTAGTTGAATAAATTGTTTGAGCGGTTGTAACTGTAGATAATTCAGATGGATAATATAAATTGGGCCTGAATCCTATCATATTTTTAAAATCATTATCATTTACATAAATTTTTATAATAAATGTATAATCAGATGGAATACTCCATGTTACTCCAAAAGGAGTTGTATAGTTGCTAGGAGGATATACAGTTCTATCAAGAGGATATACCTGTAATTCAATAGTATTTTTAATATAATTATATGATAAATTCAACAAGAAAATTTTAATATCTGTATTTTTATCTACTACATAATGTTTATTAGCTATCATTGTTTTATGTAAAATATCATTAATGTCTTCAACATGATATGAACCAGGTGGAATAGTTACAGTAGGAATGTTTGGATTATTATTTATGTCATTCATCCATTGATATTGAAAGGTAACTTCTGTTTCAGTTGTGTATACTTTGTAATTTAAATTATTACTTGAATATACATTTGCGGATGATAAACTATCTCCTGGATTTGCATTTGAATTACCTTGTCTTATATAATTATATTGATTTTTTTCAAATGCAATATTGCGATTAATCAAATACTGATTTGTATTTGTAAAATACTTAGTACGGTTCTTTGAAATATCAAATTGACGCTTAATCATTCCACTACTACGAACACGTTTTAAAGCATTTTCACTTTTAGACATAAATGGTAAACAACTTCCTGGACGCTCACATGAATTGTTTGGAAATGTATTATCAATTGTATTGACTAAACCATTTTGTTTTCCAGCTACAGAATTTATAATAGAACCTCCTGGTTGATCAAATATATCAATACTAGATGATGTTCTGTCGTTACATTTTGAAGAATTTATATTTACAGCGATTTCACGTCTATATACTTTCAATGGTCTAGACATCATTAAACTACGATTACTTAATGTTATATTTTTATTGATTTTTCCGTTTTGTATTATAGTTGATGTTATTTGTTTTAATGTTTGTCCTTTCCATGATATCAAAGGATATGAAAAAGTTCCCAAATATGGAATAGGTTTCATTGTTTCGTACATATATTATATATATACTTTGGAAATTATTATATATAAAAAACCGTAATAAAAATAAATTGATTGATTTATATAATGATTATTACATTGAATTTATCGAAATTTGTATTATCGAATGTATATTTTTTAGATACTAAAAAAAACATTATTATGGATGGTAATTTTTCAAAATTGATTTTTTCAAATGAATCGTTTGTAATGAATGGATTATATATATTATTTCCTATAGAACACACCGGTTCTGAAAAGATAATGAATAAAACACAGATACGTTTCAATCCTTTACAACAATACAATCAAGCACTTATTAATGATTTTACAAAACTAGAAAAGAGTATTTTGGAATATTATAAACAAATACGCGGGTGTAATTGTAAAATAGTTCCTTTGTTACATAAACAGATGATGATTGGATTTATGAAAACAAATAAGGAATATAAAAATCAGTTTTTAATGAATGAAAATAATAAAAATACACAATATGTTCTAAAAATATCAGGAATATGGGAAACTCATGACGAAATTGGATTGACATATAAATTATTTGAAGTAAACGAACTATGAAATTGCGTTCTCAATTGATAAAAAATTGATTAGTTTTTTACCAATTATATTTATTTCAATCAATCAATAAATCAATATGTCAAATCGTAATTTTAACAAGCAAAGTAAATTTTGTAAATTCTGTAAAGATTCTGGTAAAAATGAGGCTATATTTACTTCACATAATGTAAAAGATAAAAGCGGTAATGTTTGTTGTCCTATTCTTATGACAACTTTATGTAATAACTGTGGAAATTTTGGTCATACTTTAAAATTCTGTAAATCTATAAAAAAACAAAATACAATACAAAAACCTGTTCAAATCCGCGTTGAAGTTAAAAAACAAAATGCAACTGTAAATCGTTTTGCTGCACTCGATGGTGATGACGATGTTTCTGATTCAGAAACAAATATTGTTGTTGAACCTAAAAAACCTGCTGCAGAGTCTATTTTTGTAAAATATAAAAAAAGAGTTGAGAATTGGGCTGACGAATGTTCAGATACTGATGAAGATTAGATAGATTTGTTTTTATAAATGTAAATTTTAATTATATTGTTTTTTTATCTATGAACCATTCCCATTATTCCTCGTCTTCTATTATTTGTTTTAAACGGTATTATACCTTTTCTCAAATCATGTATTGTATTTTTAGAGGAATCTGGAGCAAAATCTGTTGTAAATGATGTTATATTAATCATAGAGGTTGTTTCATCAATTGTATAATTTAAATTTTTGATTGATTGAAAACCTTCATTTGTATCATTTACTATACGATCATATTCTGTACGATTAACAACTCTTAATAAACCGTCTTTCATTTGGAATACATTTTTATCCATTATAGGATAATATTGACTTCTATCGATTCTTATATTATTCGATAAAACGCGTTTTTGTAACATATTATCTTCATAACCCCAACTCCATAAATTTGGATATCCTAATGTTTTTTCAAAATCTGATCCTTTTATGGATACAATTCCACCTAATGAAAAGTGATATCCATAGAAGTGTTTTACTATTCCTTCTGTTGTATCATAATTGAAGAAATTTTTAGTTATTGGCATTGTATCAACATCGTTAAATACAAAAGTTATGTTTTTATAATCATCTGGATATTTTTCTTTCATTGCTAAAAATCCTATGTTTTTTGTTGCTCCTCGATTAAATTCACGATTGTCTACTTGGTGTGAAAAATAGATTTTATAATCATTTTTTGATAAATCTTCTAGTATGGTTTTCATATGAGTTACAAAAAAGTCCTTTTGCTGTTCTCTATCTCTGTATGGTACTATGAAAATAATTTTTGGTACTGGTTCTGGTTCTTGGAATGGTTCGGGTTCAGGCTGTATTTCTTGGATTGGTTCAGGTTCTTGTACTAGTTCTAGGACTGGTTCTTGTACTAATTCTTGGACTGGTTCAGGTTCAGGTTCTAGGACTGGTTCTTGTACTGGTTCAGGTTCAGGTTCTTGTACTGGTTCTAGTTCTTGTACTGGTTCTTGTACTGGTTCTTGTAGTAATTCTTGTACTGGTTCTAGGACTGGTTCTTGTTCTTGTACTGGTTCTTGTTCTTGTACTGGTTCTTGTTCTTGTACTGGTTCTTGTTCTTGTACTGGTTCTTGTTCTTGTACTGGTTCTTGTTCTTGTACTGGTTCTTGTACTGGTTCTAGGACTGGTTCTAGGACTGGTTCAGGTTCTAGTTCTAGGATTGGTTCTGGTTCAGGTTCTTGTATTGGTTCTTGTTGTTGGACTGGTTCTTGTTCTTGTACTGGTTCTTGTACTGGTTCTAGGACTGGTTCTAGGACTGGTTCAGGTTCTAGTTTTAGGATTGGTTCTGGTTCAGGTTCTTGTATTGGTTCTTGTTGTTGGACTGGTTTTGATTGTATTTCGTCAACAAATATTGTAATATTTTCACTAATCTCTTCCATTGAATATATATAGTAATTCTACATAAAAAAATTGTAATTTTTCTAAATATATTCTGATAATGTTACATTGAATATTTATCTAAAATTGCTTTTGGTAATAAATTGGCCTTGTTTAATTCTATTTTTTTAAAACATTTGTTAATTGTTACTTCACTTACACCACATATCATTTTAATATCTTGTTTTGATATATTCATTTGACAATTATATGCTATAAAATATATTATCCCAGCAGCAATTGCATGAGGAATATTATCAGTGATCATATTATTTTTTTCTACTTTATTTGCCACAAATTTAGAAAGCATGGTTAATTCTTGGTTGAAATTTAATCTACTACAATAGCGTTCAATAAACAAACTAGGTAAAGTTACACATAAATCAGTTTGATTTGAATGTTCAGTATTTCGTTCTATATTATGTAAAATATTTACAGCCATTGAACACCCATTAGTAGCACTTGTTTTATCTAATTTAAATATTTCAGCAATTTCATGAGCCGTTCTAGGACATCCATTCAACCGACAAGAAATATAAATAGATGCTGCTTTTATACCATCCCGATTCATACCACGAAACATTTTTTGCTCAGAAATATCTTTATGTATAGACATCGCATCATCTATAAATATTCGTGGAATTCCAGCATTTTGAGCCATTATTGTAATAAACTGGAATTCTTCATACAACGATTTTTCTTTATGGGGCATAGACTGCCACTCAGTCCATTTGCGTATTTTCTTCATTTCGTATGACGATTTAGTATTGGATAAAACCTTACAACCAAATGATGATTCTATTAATAATGGATTAATAGGATTACCACAACGAGTAGGATCAGTTGCATTTTTATCATCTGTATTATAAAACCGCCATTCCGGTGAATAATCTAGAATATCCCTATCCATGACACTGCATTTTATATTTGTACATGTAGGAAACCCATCATCCATGATCATTAGTAATGAATTACATAATTTACATAAGTCCTGTTCCTGTGTTTCAGGTTGTTTTAGTAATGGATTATTATATACACATTCTAAGTTATTATCAGCTATTACTATTTTGTCTAAATGTTTCTTATCGTTATCAAATATTTCCCATAATTTTGATTTATTTAGTTCTGTTAATTCCTTCTTTTTTTTTATTGTTTTTTTTGATTTTTGAATAGATGAATTATGTAACGATGTCATTTTAATTTCATTGATAGTTTTTTTTACGTTTGAAATACCGATTATTAATCCAGATTCGTCTTGAATAGATGTTATTATATTTGAAATATATAAAGGTGTATTAGATTCTGGTTTAGGAATAATTACTGTTGATTCCATATTAGTTACATTTTCCAAATAATTATTTTTTAACGTTTTAACTCGTATTTTAAATTTTTCACCAGTTAATTTCATATTTTTAAAAATAAAATAATTATTAATTACTTGTTCAATTTTTTATAATTATAATATAGATAAAACAAAATATGGAATATATTAAGGATACGGGTAAAAACTTGCTCAACGAATCATTAGGACTTGATAATAAACGATTAGAAAATTTCAAAAAAAAAAATAAAAAAGCAATGGATGATAATATTCCGACCATAGTAAAAACTATTTGTGATAATATTCATAATAAAACCAAAAAAAAAAAATTGGTTACAGAAGATCCATATAATGCGGTAAAGGACAGAATTGCTGAACTTTTTCCTGGTGGTACTAGTGAAATACTATGGAAATATTTACCTTATTTTGAAGGAAAAGAAATGAACGATAACGAAATTAAAGGATTTTATGAAAAATTAGGAATTGATCTTAGTAGCACTTCTAAAAATTCCAAAAAAAATACTAAAAAAATAAAAACAAAAGAAGAAAAAAGAAAAGGAAAAAAAATGAAAGGTGGAATTGGTGCAAATGTAATTAGTGAACTTAGTGGAGTTATGGAAAAAGGTCAAATGAATAATGGTGGAAACGATCCTATGAAGATGCTTGCTAGTTCGGCTGGATTAGGTGATAATGAATTAACAAAGCAATCGTTTATAGATTCGATAAAAATAATTTGTGAATATATAAACGACAACCCGACAACAATAATGCCGTTAATTGAATCATTTAATAAGGATTTCAAAATATATTTAAATACTAAATTGGATAAAAATGAATTTATAAATATAATAAAACCATTTTCAAAACAATTTATACAGAAATTAAAAAATAAATCTATATCTAAAGTTGATATAAAAGACGTATTCGAAATATCAGAACCAGAATTATTAGAAAAACGTTATAATATTCCATTATCATATTTTGAAAAATATATAAAAAATATTGATAATAATAAAAAAACAGAAGGTGAAGTTTCAAAAAAAACTATTCAAAAGGAATTAGAAGAGAGAAAAACAGAAGTAAATCAATCTATAGAAAATATTAAAACCGATATAAAAAATAAAGAAGAAGAAAAGAACAAAATGTCTAGTTGGAATAGCGAACATAGACCAAAAATAAGAAATTTAAAAAAAGAAATAACAGATTTACAAAATAAAAAATACGAACTTGAAAGAGAACAAAAACAACTTAATGAAGTGGATTTTTTGATCAATAAAAAAAGAGATGAACTATGTTATAGATTAGGAAAATCTCTTAAAGAATCAATTAAACATGCAACTGACGGTACATTAAGTGCTGCAGTTGGTGATAACAATGAAAATTGCAATAATGCAGCATTACAAAATAAAACAAAAGAAAAATTCATCAAAGAAATATTATTATCAGCGCAACAAATTGATGCACTATCAAAAAACGTTGGTATATCAAGAAACGGTGGTAAAAAATCCTATAAACAAAAAAAATACAAGAGTAATCGACGTAAAACTATTAAATATAAAAAAACCCATTTATAATGTTTTCAAACTATAATAATTTTATCATCATTATAGTTCATGTTATTTTCTTTTCTATTTTTTCAAACATTTCTGGATTATATACTAAATTACCTGTAGGTTTATAATCCTTTGTAGAAGTATATTGCTTTCCTGGTTTCTGTAAATTACTGTTTTTATCATTTAATATGTTGCTATTTGGATCATTATCAGCGTCATCTTCTTTTTTTATTATATTACCTTTCTCGTCTAATACTATACCTGTCTTTTTTTTTATTTCATTACGAACATAAGATGGGACCCAATTATTCCAAGATACAAAGAGCGTATTTGGATGCATATATCTTACATAAAATCCATTTTCTTCTAATTTTACTACTAAATATGCTATACATTCACCCTGGTCATATACAGGTTCTCCAAATATATATTCAGGAACTAAAAACCAAATATGTTTATCATTCCTTTTATTTCTTGCGGTTGTAGTTATCCTTTTATGAACACGATTTAATATTTTATTAAAAATAGCCAATTGTTTCAAATCTCTTTGTTGTGATTTATCATATAATTCGTCTATGTTTACTTTACCCCTAGTTTCTTCATCGTTAACATATAAAAACACAGACATTATAATATATATAGATAGAAATATAAATATATATTTTGAACTATTTATATATAAAATGGAATCTTCTGATTCAAACAATATTATAGATGCTTCTTTTGGTATTTTTATTCAACCTTCTATAAAAAATAATGAAAAAACTATACGACATATAGTTATATCAGGCGGAGGGTTATCAGGGTTCACGTTTTATGGTGCGTTACGTGAATTAGCAAAAAAAAATTACTGGATTCTTTCTAATATCAAAACTATTTATGGAACATCAGTTGGATCTTTGATTGCATTTATCATGGTATTACATTATGATTGGCAAGAAACAGATGATTATTTTATAAAACGTCCATTACAGAATGTTTTTAAATTAAATATTTACTCTATGTTTGATTGTATACAAAATAAAGGCATTTTTAATAAAAAAACTATAGAAGATATTTTATCACCTCTTTTTGCAGGAAAAGATATTTCTATAGGAATTACTATGAAAGAATTTTATGATTTGAATGGTATAGAAATTCATTCCTTTGCTACTGAATTGAATTCGTTTAGTTTGATTGATATGTCTTATAAAACACATCCTGATTGGACTGTATTAGATGTAGTATATTCTTCATGTAGTCTACCTATTGTATTTACGCCATTTTTTTATGAAAACAAAACATATTGTGATGGCGGCTTTTTATCTAATTACCCATTGAAACAGTGCATTGATAATGGTGCAGAACCCAGTGAAATACTGGGGTTGTATAGATTACAAGAATCGGCAACTGAATCATCTTTTACTCAAGAATCCAATATTTTAGATTATTTAATTACTATTATGAATAATACTATTGAAAAAATTATTATTTATCCAAATAGAGAAGTTATTGGTATTGAATGTTCTCTCCCTTCTTCCATGTCGTTTGATATTGCTAATGGCATACTTAATAGTTCAGAAGAACGAAAACGGTTGATTGATTTAGGTGGTAGTTTTGTAGAATAATTATATATATTTATAAATATAAATATATATATAATGAGTTTATTTCAAAATAAAGAATTTCTAAAAAATTTAGATAATCTTTATAATAAAAAAATTAAAGATGTTCGATACGAACAAATTGAAAAGAGTATAAATAGTATAAGACGATCATTGACACGAGATGAAGAATCAAATTTAAAAAAATTATATATAAATTCACGTAACCGTAATCTTAATAACGAGATTATTATGGAAAATAAAATTTTAGATATTTTAGATAAAAAAATTAAAGAAACCGTAAATAAAAGTAGAAGTACCAAATCAAACGAACGTAAACGTAAATATCAAAACAGACAAAAAACTATCAAAAAATTACCATCAATCGTCGAAGATGCGCATAGTCAATCGAAATCGAAATCTAGAGGAGGACGTAATACACGTAAAAATATGAAAAAATCATTTTAATCGTTCAACATGGTAATAACAAAACTATCCAATGCTGTTGATGTGATTTTTGATTCAAATTCGATCTTTTGATTTTCTTTTAATAATTTGACAGTTGGATATGAACTTATATTGTATTCATTGATAGAACGAGTAATATCACTGGTTTCATTTGTACAATCTATATCAACACATTTTAAAACATAACCATTTATTTGTTTTCCATCATTTTGTGCTTTGAATTTATTCCATTCTGGCAATGCTTTTTTACAATGTGGACACCAATCTACATGGAAGAAAAATACAGTAGCTTCTTTGTTACGTCGATTTACATTTGCTACATCCTTGAATTTATTTGGTTTTGTTTTTGCAAAAACGTTATTATATGCATAATATGTAACATATATAAATATCAATACTACTGCTAAACCTATTATGTAATAATAGTAAGGGGATATTATTTTACGTAGAACTTCGATTATATTAGCCATTCTATATATTATACAAATACATTTCTATTATTTATAAAACGAAATATTGTAAATTATTATATCTTTATTTTATAACTAAAGATATTGCCATGTCGCGTAAAACCAAAAAAATATATAAAAGTCCTCTTCCTCCTTATTTAAAATCTAAAACAGTCTACTCTAATGATGATTATAATAGTAATGATGGTATGTTGACTACTGTATGGGGTCCAAGTATGTGGCATTGTTTACATACGATTAGTTTTAACTATCCTGTCCATCCTACACCAGAAGACAAAATACATTATCGCGATTTTATATTGAATTTAGAGAACGTTCTACCTTGTGGAAAATGTAGGAAAAATTTGAAAAAAAACTTCAAAAAACTACCTTTAGAAGAAAAAGATATGGATTCCAGAGAAACCTTTTCGCGTTATATTTATAACCTTCATGAAGTAATCAATAAAATGTTGAAGAAAAAATCAGGATTGACTTATGAAGATGTCCGAGAACGTTATGAACATTTCCGTGCACGCTGTGCTAAACCAATGAAATCTTTGAAAAAATGCACGAAAAAAACTGGTAAAACAGTGCGTTTTTCAAAGAAAATCAAAATATTAGACGAGAAAGGATGTACTGAACCACTTTACGGTGAGAAATCGAAGTGTATTTTGAAAATTGTTCCACAGGATGAAAAATGCAAGAGCTTTGAAATGGATGAAAAATGCATTAAAAAAAGAGAAAGTGATGTTCTCAATAAATAGTTTTGGATTTTATTTAGTCAATTTTGAGAACAATTATAAGAATAGATTTATAAATATATATATATTTATAAAAATATAACAATATATTAGATAATGAATCAAAATACTAGTTCTATTCCTTCAAACTTATATAATGATTTTGTAAACCCTATTATAAATGTATTTGGCACACCAAAAAATAAAGAACCACTGGATAATTCTGCAAATACTATTAATCAAACAGATAATTCTTTTAATATGGTTGGAAACGAGAACTTTGATAATGTCGAAAAAGTACCATTTTTTACTGAAAATCCCAATGTTCTCTTTCAACAAAAATATATTTTCGAATTCTTTCCTGTTGATAGTATGACTTATGAACAAAAACTGAATACTATAGCTCGAACTGTTATTGTATTGACGGTCATTAGTTTTGCTTTTACACAAAATATTCGTACTTTATTGGTCGGTGTTATTACTTTAGGTGCTGTTTTTGTTATGTATTTCTATCATGATAAAGAGCGACAAAAAACTGATAGTAAGAAATTGACGGAAACTAAGGAGGGTTTCGAAGGACCTGGTCTCGCATATTATGTTGAGAATAATATTCCCATTCCTGCCGATGTTTTTACTACACCTGATTCATCGAATCCTTTTAGTAATGTTCTAATGACAGATTATGAATATAATCCTAATAAAAAACCCGCACCACCTGCATTTAATAAGAATATCAATGAACAGATTTTGACTCAGGCGAAAAAACTAGTTAACGAAGCTAACCCTGATCAACCTGATTTGTCGAACAAACTTTTCAAGGATTTAGGAGAACAAATGGAATTCGAGCAATCTTTACGGCAATTTAATTCGAATCCTGCTACGACTATTCCAAATGATCAAGGGGCATTTGCTGAATTTTGTTATGGTAGCATGATATCATGTAAGGAGGGTAATAAATTCGCTTGTGCACGTAATTTGAGTCGTCATACCTTGTATTAGATCGATTTTGATCGATTTTTATTGATTTGATTGATTTGATTGATTTGATTGATTTGATTTTGTATTATAAATATTTATTATATTCATAATATATAATAATAAATATATTTAGACAAATGGCAACTTTGAGTCCTTATACATTTAATAATATGGGTAATTTAAGTAATGATGTTACTGATCAATCACAAAGAAACGTTTATAATACACGCTTTGCTAACTATACATTATCGAATTTTTATAGTGAAATGACTTCCGATAGTCATGTCAATTTTGCTGTCCAACAACCTACTATGAATTTTAGTGGTGTTGCCCGTGGTGACGGTTTGAGTGCAAATTCAGTTGTAGTTGATTCTGCTCTTTTGATAAGTACTGAACAAGAGAGACCTTTAGAAAAACTTCAGTTATTTGAGAGACCATTCTTGACTGTTCCTTATTTAGGTAGAGGTAGTGCTGATCCAGCGTTGGAATCACAGCTATTACAAGGTGAGGTTGTAAGTGATAAGAAGAGTGTGTCTACTATTATGGAGAAATCGTTCGCACCTTATAGTTTGTATCCAATGGATAGTAAAATGGAGAACTTTGTAAAAGATCCAAAAAATACAGTGCAAGAAGCAGCATTGGAAGGATGGACTCGTGGAGGTATGGCTACAAGGGATATGGCAGGCGATGATGGTTTAGTAAAAAATAACAGACCTAGCGGGTTATTTTAGGAGGGATGTTTATGTATATAATATTTTGTTTGTATTATATATATTAGGTTTTTGATATAAAATGAGTAAATTTAATCTTAATCTATTCGGTAAAAAAAAAAATGAAGCACCATCTGCAGATGATAAAACGATAGAAGTACTAAAAACCAAAACAGGTTGGTCAGTTAAATATACAAGACCAGATAAAACAACAGCTATATATAATGAAATAGATAATGCTAAAATATTTGAAAACACCGAAGAAGCAATCAAAGAATGGGATGAAATTATTAAATCTAATCAAATTAAATCTGAAGAAAAACCATTGATTGATAACCCTTTTGAAGATATTGAACTAACTAGAAATAAAATAACATTAAAAATTAAAGACAATAAATTAATGACTGAAAGTGGAGAAGAATATATTATACCTAATGATAATGATAAACAATATTTTTTTGTTGCTTATAACGAAAATGACGTTTTTACTCTTTCAGATGAAAATTTGTATAAACAAGGCTCCCCTATAAAAAATGAAAAAAATGATGAAAATATAACAGTTCAGCCAGCTGAAATGTTGGCAGGCGGTTCAAAATCCGCTCAAAACAAACTAGTAAAAAACCACAGAAAAAATACCCAAAATCGTAGACTAAAAAAACGCCGTTATACTAATAAACGCTCAAATAGACGTAAATAATAATGATAAATAATAGGATATAAATATATTTTGTAGATATATTTATATAAAAATGAGTGCTTTTTTTACAATGTCAAGTAGTTTAGATGATATAATTAAAATTAAGAAATTTATCAAAATTGATAAAGATAATGTTGAAGAAATTACTGAAAAAAATAGTGAAAAAATATTTCAAAAAAGAAATATTTATATTGATTACAATAAAAAAGCACAAATTGGTATAGGTCATATTGTATATACAAAAACTAAGATAACAGCATCTCAAAATAATGAAATTAACGAAGCTTTAAAAAAAACATTTATTAATTATGTTTATTTAAATAATAGTAATAATAATATACAACCAAAACTTATAAATATTGAAGAAAGTATCGATGGGGATATTGATGATAACCTTTATTTTGAATTCAAAAAAGAATATAATAAACAAATAAACGAAAAAAAAAACGAAATAGAATTATCATTTACTTTCAAAACTTCAAAAAGTGTAACACTCAAATTTTATGATTATTTTTTTGAAAATAACAATACGAATTATTATATAACTTCCGGAAAATGTGGTTCGGGTAATAATAAATATTATGAAAATGCAGATGACGGAAATTTATTTAATGCTTTCCAACAAATCTTTAATCCAAATGATATGGGTTTTATTGATTTTATGGTAGGAAATAAATTTGAAGAATTACAAGATATTGTTAAAAATGTCTATATTGACAGTAAAGCCCATCCTGATATAAAAAAATATTATGATATTGCTAGTGAGTTTACAATTGAAAATAAAAAAGTTAATATAGATGGGTTTATAGATTTTATTAATAAAAATAATAATTGGTGCACTATCGACGATCTTAAAATATTAAGCAAATATTTTAATTTGAATTGTAATGTTATTGAATTTGAGGAAAACAAATTAATAAATAAATTAAACGACATTGATAGAGAGATTGAAATCTTACAAAAAGAAAGAGAAAATGAAATCTTACAAAAAGAAAGAGAAAATGAAAGAGAAAAATTAGTAAATGAACTAGAAAGATTAGAATCTAATACTTATTCTATACCCATCAAAAATATACATTTGAATGATTCTGAAGGCAGTAAATTGTATCCATTTATAAATGAAAATCAAATATATCCATACCCATATACTTTTTGTAATCTTGATGGTAAAAAGTGGTATTTAAAAAAACACAATTGTGAGATAGATTATGATTCAATAAAAGACGATGCTAAACAACGATACGACGATTTAAAATCAAAAAATACACTGGAAACAAAAAAACTGCCGCCACCACCAAATGCTGGTAACATGAATATTCAAAAAATCAATATCAAAGAATTTTTTACAAAAAATAGTTTTTTTATAGAAAGTGAAGGGAATAAATATTTATTTGCATCAGTTGATGATACAGATAAATCAGTTGATGATACAGATAGTGTTAATTTTAAAAATTTAAGCGAGTTGAAAAACAATATTATAATTAAAGAAAAACCAGAAGAATCAAGAGAAGAATCAAGATCTATTAAATCTTATCGGAGTGATATTAGCATAACAAATATAGAAAAACCATTTTACAAAATTATTTATGAAGGCCAAACGTATTACGTAATCCCATTATAATTATTTTAGGAGATTGTATTGTCCAATTGTATTTTTTTAATATTTTTTGTAAGGGTATTATATATAATTTTATTTAATAAATGGATCTTGCAAAATTTGCAGTTTTACCGTCTGGAACAATGATAATTCCAATTAATTATCTTGGCTCTTCAGTTGGTGGTCCTGTTGTTGTTGGTGACAAAGGTGCTGTTCCTGCTGCTGGTGCTGGTGCTGGTGCTGGTGCTGGTGCTCTTCCTGATAGTGGTCCTGTGGCTAAAGGCCCTGGCGGTATTGATTTAAATGCAGGATTGGACGCGGTTAAAGGTATGACTGGTGATTTAAAATCTTTAATAGAACCTATTACACAAAAAATAGATAGCAAAATAAAAGAATTATTTACTGATGAAGATATAAAAAACTTTAAAGGTAAAGATCCAGCCGTAATTTATGCTGAGAAGAAAGATGCATTAACTGAAAAATTACTTGGTGGGTTAAATTTTGTTCAACGACAAATCGCAAGAACGAATATACAAATGATTGAAAATGTTATTAAAGAACCTGCAATAGCCGCTATAAAAGCTCTTCAGGAAGCTGCTCCTGGTGATGGTGATGGTGATGGTAATGATCCTGATGGTGATAATAAAAGTAGTGGTGATGATGATCCTGATGGTGATGGTGATGGTAATGATCCTGATGGTGATAATAAAAGTAGTGGTGATGATGATCCTGATGGTGATGGTGATGGTAATGATCCTGATGGTGATAATAAAAGTAGTG